GCCATTGTTGTAGCCGGGGAACGTATAGACGTATTGCTCAACGTCGTTGCGTGTGGGCGGAATGGTGGCAAAACGGCGAGTGATTTTAACGATGCCTTGACCCATGTCCACGGGCTGTCCTTCTTCGACTAAAACCGCTTGGCCCAAGTCCGGCAACGGGTAGCCCTGTGACGTTACAGCGGTCCAACCAATTGCCCACCCGTCGTAATAGGCGGAATTAAGCTGCATTGGAATGTAGGCTTCCAGCGCAACCATGAAGTCTTGCTCAATGACGAAAGCGGCCTGATTCGGGCTCCAAGGCTGGATATTTGGCTGAGTGCCAAGGGCAACTGGCGCGTAATCGCCAATGTCCGCATTTAAATATAATACGTCCCGCGAGCTAAACACAGAATCCCCCTTGAACGGGAATGTTATTTTGGGAGGCCCGCATGGATCGCAGGACGTAAAATCGCCATCGACGGCAAACTGTGTGGCGCCGGGGTCGTAACCGCCTGTGTAGGGTGCGCTCATTGCGGCCCCTTGTGGGTTTCCAAAACGAGTTTCGCCATCTCTTTGACGGGCCCGAGCTGCTCGTTTACGCGGTCAAGTTCCGCCTCAGTGCGTTGAAGCGGATTGCGGTCTTGCAGCTTTAACCACGGTTGCGAGGCTCGAAGTTGGTCCGCTTCAGAGCGCAACTTTAAAAACAAATCGTCCTTACCCTGGTTGAATGCGATGGCTGCACGCTGCTCCAACGTTTGAACCTGATAGGCCTGCTTTTCCCGTCCTGAAACGCCGTATTCACGAATCTGTGGCAGCCCAAGCGTGCGCCGGTAATGTTCCGCCATTTCGGAAATGGATGACTTATCGCGGTCGGCAATTTCGGCCTGAAGCTCTGTTTGATGTTCGAGCAATGCGGCTTGCTCCGAAAGGATTTCGGCCTTCTTTTGTTGGACTTCAATATCATCCTGCGTCAAAGCCGCGCTTTCGTGGATTGAATCGTTGATTTGCTCGCGCTGAAAAAGCTCGTCCCAATCGCTCTTGCGTAAAAACAATTTGCGTTTCTCGACCATCAGCGCCAATTCCTGAGCAATGCCCTTGACCGGCTGATAAATGGCCCTGTCAAAACCGTTTGTGACCGTAACGCCCACCGAATAAAAACCGGCTTTGATGGCGTTCCAAAGGCTCTGGAAATCATTGATTGAATCCGTTGAAAACTTCGTGAAGAAATTCCCTTCGCTCATCTGCTGAAATTCACCCATGCTCTGCCGGAATATGAACGCCACGCGATAGGCGGAATTGCCGAATGCTTCATTAAGTAAAGCGTCCTGCTTTGCCGAGTCCCCAATTTTATCGAACTGAACTTTTAAACTGGCCATCGCCTGCGCATAGGTGAGCGTGGCCAATTGATTTTTGTCCGATATAACGCCCATGTCCTTTAGCTGCTCGATGGCTTCAGGGATGCCGCGTTTCGCCTCTCCAACCTGTCGATTGAACTGAACCAGTGGCCGGGTCAGCGTTTCGATACCAACGCCCATTTGCTGTGCTTTCAGTTGAAGCGACTGAATAAAATTCGTTGAAGTGCCCAGTTCGTCGGACAGGCGGGAGATTTCCAGAATTTCCTCACGCACTTTGTTGAAGCCTTCAATCGCAGCCCCGGCGGCAAACAGCGTGCCCAATTTGCCTTGCACTTCTTCAACCAGCGATGCAGCCCAACCTTTCGCCAGCGCGCTCACCTGGTTCATGCCCAGGACAACGGCTTTGGCGTCCACGCCCATTCGAATAAGGATTTGTTCAACGTTATCCATTTAGTTGGCTCCGAATTTCACCTTGCCGGTTGCGAGGTCATCGAACGTAAAACGCTTGGTAGCGATGCCCATTTGAACCCATGATTTCAGCTTGTCCTCGATGTGGTTGAAAACCGGAACTTTGATTCCTTTGCGCCGGTAAATGGCGAGCACTCTTTGGAATAATTGAGGCAATGGCATCAGCCATATTTTGTCCTCGTTCATGTGATGCTCACCCTGCATCAGGTCAAACCATCCGGTGAGATACGAAATGCCCGTGGAATTATTGGCCTGAACGGTCGGAGGCGCGTCCATGAACATTGTGTCCACATATTCGAAGATGGCCTTGACCGCCGATTCGAATTTATCAGGGTGCTTGGAAAAGAACCTGCGAATGCGCGCCGAATATAAAAACGATTCCGTAGATCGGGAAAACGGAAGGTGAAATTTCCGCCATCCGCGTTCAAGGTTCCAGTTGCGGCATTTGCGGCTCAAGGCCCACAGCAAAAAGCAAACGTCGCATAATTGCGGGGGTTTGCGGTTAATGAAAGGGCTGCCGAATTGCTCAAGAATCACGAAGTCCAAAACGGTCATGGGAAGGATTTTGAAACCGCAAATATCCGTTGAGATATTTTTCCAAGCGTTCTCGCGTGCCCGCGCCTGTTTGGCTCTCGCTTCCGCAATTGCCTCTTTAAAGCCGGGGATGCGATTTATGGCTATCCCGTTCATATTAAATCGCGTCAGATGTTTTGATTAAGCATCTGCTCGCATTCGATTTCCTGTTTCCAAAATTGGCCGGATTGGTATGCCTGGCCCGCGTGTGAAATCCAATAGGTGATGCCGCTCAACGGGTCTGTGAACGATTGGCCCTCAATCAGCGGATTGGCCTCCACGACATTTCCTGAAATGATCGTTGGCAATTGCGCCGTGCCCGTGGCGGAAAGGTTTTTGATACGGCCAGCTTTTTTGATGCTCGTGCCGAACTGGTCCGGCTGCAAAATCTTCATCGTCTCGCGGTTTGGGTTCCACGGGTCAATGATTACGCCAGTTTGACCCGCGCCGCCGGTCATGTTCACAGCTATGCCGCCGTGGCCAACTCCCTCATTAAATGCATCTGTTGCCATAAATTCTTTTGGTTTTAGTTAAATGCGGTCGGTCGAATGCAGACGATTCCAGCGTATTCCAAAACGGAATATTCAAGGCCTTCGGTTTCCTTCAGGGTGTCAAAGGTTCCGTTGTCGCGGAGATATTCCGCAATGTAGATATTTGGGAAATTGAGCGTATCGGCCAAAGATTCATTGCCTCCAATGCCGGACATGGCCGCACGAATTTGGCCGCAATATTCCTCATGCTGCTCATTGTTAGCGGCATCATTTTGAGGCTCCGTTACCGCCTGAACTTTCAACGAGAAATTGAACGCATCGAATCGCAAAACGTTGTCAGGACATACAAACCGCCGCCCGGTCGCGGTTCCAATTTCCGCCTTTAATTCCAACCGTGGCCTGGTGGTCTGGAAACTTTCGGGAGCGTTCAGCCGGGTAAAGACGCTGAACCCAAGGCCGGTCAAAATGGCATTCAATCCTCCGCTCTGGGTCGCATCCTTGTCCTCAAGCTGCTCGCGCAATTTGTAGATGTCAGGATTCATGCTCTCCTGTCTCTTTGGCGTGATGCCGGATATTCGCGCCGTCTCGGGCGTAGCCGTTTAGAATCATTCGAATTCTGGAAGACATTTTGAGTTGCCGAGTTTTGACGGCCCGTTCGACTTTCGGTTTTAGTCCACGAACGCCATGAGCATTGCTGCCGAAAGTGATTGCGGGGCTTTCGGGATTGGTTAGCTCGCCAGCCCGCGTGATATTGTGCTTCGTTGGAAAATGCGCCGACGTGGACGCGGGGATTTTAGTCTCTCCCAATAGCTTTGCCGTTTCCGCAAATGAAGCATCGCGCTTGCCGATGTTCTTTTTGATGGAATTGAAAAGCCTGGTCAGCACGGCGCGCGCCACGATGACGCGATTGGCAATCTGCACTTTCTGTTTTCCGTGGCTTCCGGTTTCCGTGTATTTGTGTTCGGGCAATTTACCGCGAAGTTTATAGAGCAAAGCTTTGACGCCGCCGGCGGCGAGAACCGCATTGGATTCCTGTCCGGTTAAAATCTGCGATGGTGGAGCGCCAAAAAGGAAATTGGGCCCGGCCACAAGCCATTCCATTTCGTGTCCGTGGCGAGCCTTGCCTTTCAGCGGGTCTTTTGGCATGGCCAAAAATACGCTTCCAATGTCCCGCTTGATGGCACGTTGAAGCTTTAACCGCTGCTTCGGATTCGGAACGCGAGCACACTCCATTGCGAGCCGCCGCGTCTCATCTTTGACCAGAACCGACAAGTCACCATTTTGGCCCGAGCCAATCAGAGCCTCATGCAACTTTCGCAGCAGGCTCGAAAGGCCAGTCAAATCAACGGTTGTGGTTACGGTGGTCATTCTTTGGGAGCGGTTGCCGGGGTCGGGACTGGCGCGGGCGCTGGTTTCTGTGCCTTCGTTTCAGCCTGTGCGCTTGGTGCGAGGACGGCTGAAAGGCGCACGAACGTGAGCCGCTGCGCGTTCACATATCCGCGCCAAAGCGAATAATCGCGGGAATCGTATTTGAGCGCCTGAAACTGTTCGGCGGCGGCGATATCCAATTGCGCCGGATCCGTGGTGGCCAATGAGCCGTAAGCAAAATCACTGGCTGATTTGAAAAGTTCGAGTTGTTTCATAATTTCAATTTTTATTCGGCAAAACCTTCATCACTTCAAAATCCACGGTTGTGTCTAGCGGGTTATTGGTCCGCTTAACGAACTTCCAAACAGTCCCGCCACTGTCTTTCATTGTGCCCTGTCCTTCGGTCACTGCTGGAAACGCATCGTCTGGAAAATGAGCCACGCACTTTTCTCGCCTGTCCTCTGTCACCAACCCTTCAAAGCTCACGTCGGGCGCAACCAGGATTGTTGCCGTGTACGTTTTGCCCGCTTCTGTTCCGGTCAATATTGTGACCGTCTCGCCGTGAACGCTCTGGGTCAGGCCGAAACCTGAACCAAGCATGGTGTCAGAGAGCGAGCCCACGGTTACAGCCCTGGTTGCTGCGTCGGTATAAGCGTTATATTCGTGCCGGTTACTTCGTTGGTATTCACCATCTGGCCGAGAAGTGTATATTGGCACGCTCCAACAACGTAATTGCTGAAACATGAACCCTCGCTCGCGCCTGCTGGCACGGTGACAAATTCAACGAATGCCGGTGTAAGATTGGGGACGCCCACCGTTTGCGTATAATTCGTTGCTACGCCTACAGCGTTCACGCCATCCGGCGACTGATACCAGTTAATTTGGAAAGTGCGGGGAGTGGTTGCAGCGGCCTGCAAATTGACTTGAGCATAAATGCCGAGCGTTTTAGCGGAGCCGTAAATTGTGCCGGGATAGCCGGGCGATGAATTTATGGCGTAAGCTGGCAACTGGTTTGTGTTCACCTGCCCGCCCGAGATGGTGAATCCGCCGTTCTGAACCACGGACGTTGAAATTACGGCGTTTGAATTTACAATCGAGTAACCGCCGGTTGCCGTGGCGATAGTCAGGTTGAAATAATTCGTGATCGGCGTAGTGGGTGTCGTGGCGGCGGCGATTGTGCCCGCCTGCCACGTTGTACCGTCATAGGCTATGGTATTCGTCGCACCGGCCATCAATGTCGCCGTTGATTGTCCGGCGTGGACAGCGGTTGCCAAAGCCGCGAAAAGGCAAACTGACAGGAACTTTTTCATGTTTAAGTTTTCGCGGAAGATTGTTTTTTGGTGTCAACACGAGCCTGCTTATCCGCCTGCGCCTGCTCTTGTTGTTGTGAAATGTCCTGCGCCTGTTGTTTCGTTTTATCAACGAGCGCGTTTTTCTCTGCCAGAAGTTCCGTGTGTGTCTTTGGAACTGCCGCCAATGCCTTGGCATCGCTGCTTGCCTGCGCTTGCTTGACTCTTAAAACGTCAGACGGCCGGGTTGGATCTTCGGACTTGAGCCTTTCCGCGAATTGCGCCGCCGCCGCCTCGGTCTTCGTTGTGTCGAATTTTGGCTGCCCTGTGTCGTCCCTGATTTTGTTCACCAGTGCATTCTTTTCATCCAATGCAGCCTCGTGGAGATCGACAATCCGAGCCCTATTCGCCTCGTCAATCAGCTTTTGGCGAGCGTCGGCATCTGTTCCGGCATTTTTGGCACGGTCCGCGAGACTTGCCTGAGCCTCAAGCCTGGTCTTGTTCTCTCCGCTCGTGATAAATGTCCGGCATGTCAGAAATGGTTGAATCCGCGACGGAACGAGCTTTTCATATTCATCGTTTACCGGCAGAGTTGCGATGAGCTTTCGATAGATGTTGTTGTGAACATCGAAACTATCGTCAGGGCTCGCCAAAATCTCCCATTTGCCGGTCTTTCGGCTCTTTGCGATTGTTATTAGTTCGCTCATGTGTTGTTGTGCCGCCTAGCGGCCAAGTGATGTTAATTGCCCTGCGATGCGAGCCGGAACAGCGCCTTCAATTCACCGGGCCCAGAACCGTAGGCCGATTCAATAACTTCCTGGTCGGCGTCATTGAGTTCGGCGCCCATGAACCGATAGGAAAATGTCAGATCGGTTTGGTCGTCTGTGATTTGTTCGTAGGCGAGCAACTTTTTCAAGACGCCGGGGGATGGCATGATTGGCGCAGTCGCAATCAGTACCGCCGAAGGCCAGCACATATAGCCAGCGAGGTACGGGTCCAAGCCGGGTACGACATTCCCAGAACCGCCTTGGATATAGTTGCCAATAGGCAAAATCGGGTCTTCCGTGATGTTCTCGAAGCGGTATTTGTTTTTGATTTCAGCCTGATCGAGAATGGCAGTGCTGCCGGAGTAGAGATACGGATAGAGCCCATTATCAATTGAAGCATTCGCATGGTATGCCGTCCCGACAACAACGTTCCGGCCACGTTTCGGCCAGAATGCGTTATTAGCCGCGAGCATGAGCGTGCCGCCGATAATGGTGTGGTCAAATCCGCCGGGTTGGCCGGTCCATACCGCGTTTCCGAAATTGGCCGCACAGATTTGAGTTCCAATAATGTCCGCGCGAACGTCCAGCGCCAATTGCTCACCGGCCATCACAGACAGTTTTTGAATATCCAACCAAGGCTGGCGACGGATTTCGTAAGCCGTGAACTGTAACGGCTGATATTTTCGGCCACTGCCGGGGGTCGCAACGCCGTTTCCGATGCCGCCAACGGTTATGTTTTTTGACAGCGTTTGCGCGTTGGCCGTGATCTGGTAGCCATTGGCGTACAGGAATTCGGTGGATTGCTGAGTCGCCAACGGATAATACGGCACTTGCACCACGTCAGTACCTTCAAGTGGCACGTTTCCGAAGTTGTGAGCGAAATACGTCAGCGGAGTAAATGCGCGGCGGAATGCGCGCATGATTTCAGAGAGAATGACCTGGCGCAGAAGCCCGGTAGTCATCGTATTGGCATTGCGCGGACTTCCCATCTCAAATTTGTCCCATGCTTGACGGATAGGCCCAATCAATTCCCCGGTTTTGTCGAACTGTTTCAGGCGTCCGATATGTCGGGCAATCTGCTTCGAGTTCTGAGCGATGACCATGCGCTCGTGCAGGTTCTCGGCCTTCGTGCCATTTCGATTGTAATAATTCTGCGGAGCGCGGAGGTTGTTGCAAATGCGCTCAAGGCCTGGGATTGTTTCAGCTTCGTTATCGCTGACGACTTCGAGATTGAGTGCGTCGCGGCCCGGCAGGCGGACTGGTAGCTTTTCGAGTTGATTCAAAATCGGGTTGTTGCCTTTAGCGTCCTCGGTAGCAGCGATGGCCAAATTCATCCAGTCCGATACATCGTTTCCGCCAATGCGGCCTTCCTCGACGTATTTCATCATTTTTTCCTCAATGGTTTTGTTCCGCTGCCGTTCGAGGAAATTCTTCATCAGCTTGAGCGTGGCCTTGTTTTCCGTAGCCGCCTTGAACAATTCGCCCTCTTTGCCCGGCGCGCCATCGTCCGCATCGGCGTCAGGATCTTCCGCGTCCGGTTCTGGCGCGTTCTTCATGGCGCAATCGGCGCAATCGCAATCTTCGGAGTGATCGCCGTCCTTGCCGTTTTTGAATTTGGCGGCGTTTTGTGGGAAACTGTTTCGCACCGTTGTGAGAAGCGCGTCAACGACACTCTCGTGCGCGTTTTTGGATACCGACACGCCCAATTTATTTAACAGGGCGATTTTCTGTTTTCTGTTCATTTTGTTTGTTTGGTTTTTGGTTGTGCCGCCCTGTTGAGCGGGCTTTATCGAATTGAGAACGGCCAGTTTTGACCGCATGTTGGAAATTTGTTTCTCTGTGAAATTGGAAACCGGCTCGTCATCCGTGAGGCGGTCGATGAATCCCATCTTCAAAGCTTCTTCACCGGTCATGAGCGTTCCGGTTTTCATCAGATCGCGGCATTCGGTTTGAGACATGCCGGTACGGTTGGCATACATTTCCGCGATTTGGTCGGAGGTTTTATCAAGCTCATTGGCCGATGTGCGCATGTCAGCCGCATTGCCCATCGTCATCCCCCAGGCATCGTGAATGAACATTTGGGAATGTTTTGGCGCGCGGATTTCATCAACGGACATTGGAAGCCACGAGGCGACGGAAGCGGCCATGCCATCAATTGAGGCGGTCTTTTTACCCTTCCATTCGTCAATTCTGGTTTTGATTGCGAGCCCCTCCCACACGGACCCGCCCGCAGAATTGATTCGAATATCCAAAGCGCGGGTTGACTTGATGTCCTTCAGCGCATCGACAAAATCTTTGGCGGTAAATCCGCCCGCGCTCCAAGGGTCGTCGCCAATGTCCTCATAAATCATCAATTCAACCGGCGTTTCATCGGCCTTGTCGAAAGTGACGGTCATTGAACCACCTTTGAAATTGAGTGACCGTTTTTCCTTGCGATGCTGCGAAATTAGAGCATCCAATTGCTCATTCGTGCTATTCGCTGGAATGGCGATATTCCACGATTTCAGGAGAGTGATTTTTTGAACCCTGTTCATGCGGCGACCGCCTCCCGTTCTGGTTGCGCTTTTTCGCCGTTCAATGGAATTTGCCCCGCCATCAAAGCCGGTAGCGAAACCATGATGCCTTTGGACTTCAGATAGGCCTGTTGACGCCCGAGCCGCTTTGCCACGGCCATGAAGTTTGTGCCCATCGGCCCGAGAATCATGTCGTAATCCATGACGCCGCCCGCGAGCATCATCATCTTGGCGTTGGTGTCGTAGCCAACGTCAACAGAGCAGGCCTCGGGCTGGTGAATGTGAAGGCAATTGCGCCAATTGGCCGGCGGGTCGGCGACACGCGGGTCGTTGCGGACGGCCCATTCCATGAACCAAATAGTTGCTTCACGCACGAAAGCCTTCCACTTTTGGAAATCTCCCTTGAAATACAAATCAGCGTTATCCAGTTCGGCGCGTACTTCCGTGCCCTGTGAGCGTGCGGAATTGCCGGAGAGCTTTTGAAGGACGAGGCAGCGCGGCATTTTGGATCCGGCGCAAATCAGGTTTATGAAAAGTTCGAACAGTGTAACCGTTGCCTCGCTTGGTCGGGTGGGCGTATCGAAATGAACCTTTTCGCCGGTCTTTAAATAATTGAGATAGGCGCCCGTAGTCTTTTCGTACATCTCCTTGCGCTGTTCTGGGGACGGGCCAACGCCGTTGGCGGGCGGCTTTGTCCCACGCCATTGCGCTACGGCGTCAAGTCGTGGGTCGATTGGATTCGCCGCACCTGCATTGTTCTCGATGTGAACAGCGCGGCTTGACTGAGTGGCCGCCGCCTTCATTTCAATCATCAACAAGTCATCCAGCTTGTTAATGGTGATGCCGCAGGAATAAAAATCGGAGAGCCCGCGAAACTGGTTGACGCGATGTGAATTAAACAGATGCCAAACATCGTCCTTGTCAACGAGCTCCCATGAATCGTTTTGCTCAAACGAAGCCAGTCCGGCGCGCATCCAGTAGCCGACTTTGTTGTACTTCGCTAAACCGGTTTGCGTTGATCGGCTGAATTGAACGCCGTCAACCAATGAATCGCCCTCTTGCTCAAATCGGTTCCACGGCGATTCGCAGCGGTGGGCCTCAACCATTTGCAAACAGGGCTTTTGAACCTGCAAAGTGCGGTCGCCCAAATCCAGGGGCATCGCTTTGCGGGTTTTTACATAGAACATTTCGCCGTCAACTTTTTGACAGCGATAGCCGATTTTAAGAAGCTCGGCCATTGATTCGCCATTCCAGCCACAGGATTGTTGCCATTCGGAAACCACTTGCTCGGCGCGGTCGTACCACGAATTGTCCGCGTCCGCGCTTACGTCATCGCCGGGGTAGAAAGAGACGGGCAATCCAGCGGTGCCAACGGTGTAACGCTCCCCAACGGAAAGGCAGGCTTCGACAATCGGGGAATTCTGCGACCAATAGCGCATTCGCCGTAGCATCTCGCGGCGGGTGACAAAATTCTGGTCCCATCGGGCATCTTGAACGAGTGCCGGAAGGTGGGAAAAATCGCCATTCGTCCAGACGGGCCAACCCGCTTCGTACCAGTTGGAAAACCCGTGATAAAGTTTTCTCGCAATGGAGGATTTTGGAAAATTGTTGGCGACCTCTTTTAGGGTGCCCTTGATACCATTGCAGACGGTCGGAAACCAGGCCCGAGCTTGAGCAGCGCAAATAATGGACAATGGCGAGGGTCTTTTCATCACCATGTTTCTAGTGGGATTGGCAGGCCTGCCGCCGTGGGCTGAAGCCGCAATTCTGAAACGTCGATTTGCGTTTGAGTGAAGTCCCGCCGAAGCCACGAGACGCAGAAATCATAAACCGCCTGATCCGCGTCCTGCTCGTATCCGCCATATTTCGCAGTGAACCACGCCACGCCAGCGGCGTTTATTGCGTCAGCTCTGCACTTCTCCTTATCGAAAAGGTTTATCAGGACACGCCACGCGGCGGCTACCTGCGGAACGGTGTACGAGCCAAGACCGGGCCCGCGATAGGATTGAGAGGCCGAATTTTTGGCGACTGAGCCGAGAGTTCCGGAAGTGTTGAACAGCGCGTTTACCTGTTTTTCGAAGGCGCGAAGCTGGTCACGAAGGGAATTTCCGCTGTTCGGCGCGGCGTCCCATGCGTCATCTAAAAAGGACTGAAGAACTTCGATGCCTATATCCATCGAAGGCAATTACGCATTTAACAGTTAATTCTGAAAGTTCTGAAATGTCGGCAAACGGTGCCATATGTGGACAAAGCTAGACAAACTGACACAAGGAAAGTAGCGTAACGGAATTATGGACGAAAAAACGATGCTGAATCGTTGCCGTGACTGCACGGGCACTGTCGGTCGAAATGCTTTATTTTGCCCTGCCTGCGGAGCGGTTCAGAAAGGCCTCGGCGCGCTCGTGTTTAAGCTCACGTTCTTTTTTGTTTTAGGCCTGGTTTTGTTCCTGCTAATTCCGACTCTATTGTTCATGGGCTTCCTTTCCGCTCTCATGAGTGCTGGCTTTAGGCCGTGACAATCGGCCTCAAGATTATTCCACGCTGCATAAGCTCGCGGTTCGCGGGGTCGAGGAAAAACAGCGGGCGCTCGCTGGCCTTCGAGCGGCATTTGCTTAAACCCCATTCTTTTTCTTTTCGTTTTACGGTGCGTTCACTCACGCCAGTGGCCTTTGCAATTTCTTTTCGGGTGATGGTTGGGTTCATGATTCTCCAATGATCTCTTTGATTTTGTTTCCAAGCCGATAACCGCCGCAGAATTCAAACATCTCGCGCACCGTAATGAAGTCTTTATTAAAATGCTTGGCGGCAGTCAGCGGGACCGGCCCAATGAATGAATCATCGTAAACCACTTCGACGCCAAAGATTGAATCATCTGGCCAAATTACAGTTTTCATGGCTTCAGCATCTCCCTGTTGGTTTCTGCAATTATTATCGGAAGTGAAGCCTCCCAAATGGCGTCCCTAAAAGATTTGTATATTTTCCGCTCAACCGGAGACGGTCGCGTTTTCTTCGATTTATTTATCTTTTCGAATTGAACGTTTGCCCCGAGTTCTTTTAAGGCGAGTGCAATTCCGCAATTCTTTTGATGGCCGACAGTTTTCGTCCACCAGCCTTTGTTTGGGCGGCAACCGTGGCACTGCGGACACTGACCGTTGCCCATACTCCATTCCATGTTTCGAAGTTGCTTTATTGCTTTACTCATGATCGTGGAGGAATTTGAAACCCATTATCCACCGGTTGAATGAGCGGCGGTTTTTTCGCCTGCGCTCTGGCCGCTGCCGCCATCGCCGTAGCCGTTTGATGCCAAGTCCAGAAATGGAGCTTCTGGGCTTCGATTATTCCAAGGACGTTATGCGCGGTCATGTTATTGACCGATACGCCTTCGTTGACGGCCCGCTCTATGAGCTTGCCGAGTTCAGTATTGAATTCTGTTGCGTTCATGGTTTTAATAAGCGTTTCAGCGCAGGATGATTTCCAGTCGCCGCCCCGGCGCAAATTTCATGGTCTATTACGGTTCGGCCATTGGGATATTTCCACTGCTTTTCCCACCATCCTTTCCATTGGCCGCGTTTGACGTATCGCATTGAAATGAGTTGCGGGGCGTTCTTTTTCATTTTTGTTCCTTTTGTTCAACTACCTGTAACGACTGAAAGCTAATCAATTGCAGCCTGACCGCGAGGACCAGCTGCAAAACGCAGCATAGGCGAATATGGTCATCCCGATTCGGAATCGTCTGCCATCGCAAATCTCGCGGGTTTTTCTTCCACGGCTTTTTAACCTTCGCGGCCATTTGCTTGTGAAATTCATCTGTATCAGCCTCTTTCGAGATGCTCCATTTTAGGCCGGTTTTACCATCGATGATATTTTGCAGCATGTCCTCGAATGGATTTTCGAGAAATTCCAGAAGCGAGACTTTCATCTGCCGCGCTAATTCAGTGCCGACGAACGGATCAATGAATTTGTCTTTGCGGAATGGCTGATAAAGGACGCTCTCATTTTCGACCACGCGGTAAAGCTTATTGCCGCCAAAACTTTTGGCCGGTTGCCAGCCGATGACCTCGGGAACGCCATCCTGCACAGCTTCAGCCAACGAGCAGCGAGTCAACGAATTGACTTGGCAACATTCCCGCGTGACTTCCGCCTGCTCGTGGCCAGCGTCGAGGATGACCGCTTCCTTGATAATTTTATGCTCGGCCTGCTTTTCGTCAATTTCGTACCAGTTATTGAAGGAATCGTATTCAACGATGTGGGCTTCATCTGTTCCGTTCCACGCGCCAACTACGGACCAGAAGTAGGGTGCTTGCGCGTGATAATCAAGGGATAGTATTTTTAGCCATTCGCCTGTGACTTCGATGTGCTTGCCAACGATGCCGGAACGATTCACGCTGATGCCCTGCGAAACATCGGGCTCGGCTAAATCGGAATTGATGAAGCCTTTAACGCCATCGAGGGACTTTTTAGCGAGCAGGAACTTTTTGGCCATCTGCCCAAAATTACAATCCCGAGAGATGGAATACATGGACGGCAGGTGCCACGAGACAATCCCTGGCGCGCCTTTGGCTGTTGCTACCCATTCGCCGCGCGCGTTCATCTCGGGCTTGTGCGCGTCGGTAATCTTGCCGTTGCAATGCGGACAGACGGCATGAGCGGTTTTTACGACCTTTTCCAGATCCCATGAGCCGTCAACGTTCCGCGCCTCGTCTGACCAGCGCACGAAAGCTTCGTCGCCGCGAATGGCGAAGACAGTGAATTGCTTTGACCAGGCCAATACAGCTTTCTTTTGACAGTGCGGACACGGCACAAAATACCGCCGTTGGTCGCCCTTCAAAAACCATTCCCAGATTCCGCCATTAGCCAGTGTTGGAGTTGAAAACTTGTACCGGCGCGCGCCGGATACATTCTTTGTCCGCTCGTCGGCCAAATAAATCGGGTTGGCTTCTTTCGCGTTTTCCCGTTGCGGCGGATATTTGTCAATTTCGTCCTGCAACGTCACATCGCAGCGATTTTCAGCTAATTGGCCAACGGAATTACTGCCGGTGAAGTCAATCACGCTGCCATTAATCAGCATGTTTGTTGTTGAGAAATTGTGCCGTTTGGCCCCTCGCGGTATCAATTCCTCTGTCGCTTCGCTGGCTTCTAATGCCGGGATGAAGCGGGAACGTGAATAATTGCGCGCGCCGGCGGCTCCGTCCAGTGTCGGCTTCACGACCAGGGCCCGCATGGGCTCGTTGGCGATGCGATAGGCTAAACCGCCGATTGTGCTGATGGTTTTTCCGCCTCCGGTCGCCAGGCAACCAATGAAGTCTTCAGCGCCCTTAAGCGACTCAGGCAACGGGCCCCACGAGTCCACGATTTGCCGCAGGTATTCCCGACCCTTGAATGAGAACGTGCCTTTTATCTTCGGCTCGTTCAGGCTCACGTTTTCCTCAATCCATTCGCTTGCCGGTTGCGTGTTGCGCTCACGGCAAAAGCGTTGGCCGATTGTTTGGGCGAATTGGATGTCAGCGGGGCGCATTTAACGGCTGGGCCATACGATAGTTGCCGGAGTCCACAAATCCAACTTTGATACCATCACAATCTTGCAGGTTTTCCCGCGCACGGATTGCATGTGCCTCACGTAAAACTCAGCGTCATCATGGGCACGAAACGTTTTAGAAAGCCTCCATTCGCGGATGACCGGTAAAAATTGGACGATTTTTCTTTCGTGAACCTCGTATTCAGAATTTCCCTCAAACATCGCCAACTGAGAGGATAGTGTGTTTATGTAACGGGCGTTGTTGAGGCAGGATTCGCAAAGGGCGTCGTAATATGCCTTAAACTTCTCGGGTTCGTCCATTAGTGACGGGTATTGCATATGCCTACATTTAAAGCACGGCTGGAATCGCGGCGGTTCGGATTTTATATCTTTGGTTTTCATGGCATTATTGCTTTTTCGGAGGGTCGGGATAATTGTATCGCGTTTCGATTTCGAGGACGATGGCCTCATGGGTTTCGCTGAGGACATTCATTGTTTCGACATCGATAACGACATCGCAAAGCCGTAAAAACAGATTGAGCTTAGTTCGTCTTTTGCTTTGCATTTCGGATTCAATTAGCCGCCTGAGCGCGAACAATTGGCGGGTGCTAAGGTTGAGCGAGTTACCCGCCTGCCTGAGCGGCTGGAATGGCGAATACGGTCTATTTATCATTGTCTCTCCTTCACTAGTTTTTTTGTTTGTTCTTTCCAGTCGTCCAGGATGCGCTCGGCGCGCGCCGGGTCTTCTGGGCAAATTAATGGCGCGAGCTTCTGAGGCATGACTTGGATTTCCTGCCAGAAGGGGAATATCCATTTTTGCCATATTTCGCGCTCGGCGTCAGGGATTGAGACGAGTTCCTTTTCGGCGGTTTTTTCCTCGCGCTCAAGCTTCAGCGCCTCGGCATTCAGTTTGCGGGTCAACGCTTCTTCCCGGCCTCCGATCATAACGCGGAAGATGTCAGCCGCCGGAATCAGTGTGCGAGGTTCAATTTTCATTCCGGCTTTTACGAGCCTTCGCTGTAAGGTTTGCTGGTCGATGCCGCTGACGACCGCCCAGGCATTGAGAGTCGTCGCGGGTCCGCTTGTATCGCCTGCTTCTTCGGGTTTCTTATGATTCATAAAATAAAAATACGATTAAGCTTGACGGAACGCCAAAATCCCCCTACAACCCCCTGACAGGTATTTAACGCAAGGTAGTCGCGAGTCCGCGCGTCGGACGGCCCGCCCTGATCTCTTTGGCGAATCTTGAAAAACGTTTTTCATGGATTTTGAGGGCAAGTAAATATATTTCTTGTTCCCATTTTCCTATAAGAAGGTATCCATTCAATTAGCATGGCTAATAGCGCGCCGTAATGCTGGCGGTCGTTGGTATTGTTACGCTGTGTGGCTCCCCTCAATAGCTTCTTTGGCTATTTGTTCGAGAAATTGCTGAACCGCTTCGTATTCCTTGTCATTGGAGAATGAACGCGGCGTTAGCTCTAGTCGAAGCTTCTCCATCGCCCCAATCAGCCTCTCGTTTTGCGAGCGGAGGGTGGAGAGTTCTGATTCGGTCTTTGAGCGCAATTCGGACTGTTCTTGAAGCTTGCCCTCAACAAAGAAATAAACATCGGAATGTTTAACGTCGTTCTCGACCTTGACGCCGCACAACTGTTCGGAAATGTATTCAAGTTCCTTTTGCAAGGCATCGCGTTCGACCTCGATGTTTAGTCTTGAATCGCCCCTACTACCAACCGTTTCGGGTTCAGGGCTTGTCAGTTCTTCTTCTCTACTAAGAGGCTTATGTTTACTGCCTATTTGCATTTTCTCATCACCTCCCTCCAAACTGCTAGTGTTAATGTGTGGTGGGGAAAGTATAGATGGAAATGGCTTCCAGAATTTCGGCTCATCAACTATTAGTTTATTTTCACAATCTTCCCAGCCGGGACCATAAAAACCATTACCACCACCGATACCAGCTAACATGCACCGTCTTTGCTCTGACCAGCGTATTTCAATCTCGGCTCCATCGTCGTAAATACCGAGAATTGATGAACCATCTTTCGGAGCTTCGGAAATAGGATGCTTTGGTTCACTAATGGCTTTTGCTTTTTTACTGTCAAACCATTCGCACCAGTCACATCCACACGCATTGCCAAAATGGTCGCTCCCGTGCGGTCTGCCGAACTCCAATAAGTTGTCGATTAGATTTTCTCTCTCCCTCGCCGCGTTTATCAAGATGGAGAGGTCAGAAACGGAAATGTTCCAGAAATTGTGACCGGCATTATTGGCACGAGTTACTTGGTCTTCGCACCGTTCAATCACTTCTTTTAGCGTTGGGTTGGGCATGGGGTTAGTCCTTAAATAACGGGCGCATGGCCCAATGAATTAGTAGCGAGACTGGCAGCGTGCACCACAAGAAAATTACGCTGATGTAATTGCCCTGCTGCCAGCCTATATGACAAGTTTTAAGATGGTCTTTAAATACCTTCACTTCGTCTCTCCTTTCATTTCTGCTGTGGATGGGGAAAGTGTGGGAGTGGCTTGTGGAAATCTGGTGCGCTCGTCGTAGGGAATAAACTGACTTGATGGGAACTGCATCCATTTTTTGATACGGCACGCTCTGTAATAGGTGTCATCGGCGGTTTTGTAGTCGTATGAAAAAGCCTCAGGCAACGCAGTCAAAACAACATTGTCGCCGTTATCCAATTTGGCAATAAACCATTCCGTGCGGTAAATCTTATCCGGCTCGCCGTCGTGCCACTCATACATCTTGCACGCCTCCCTCAACTGCCTAATTAACTCTTTCTGGCTTTGGTTTTCGGAGCGGAGAGTGTCGCGGTCGGTTATAGCCTCAATCAATGATTCTTTTTGAAGCGCAACGAAAGTTTCAGCTTTCAACATTGACCCCCTTAATCGAATGACTTCGCGTTCGAGGTCAAACGATTTAGCCAATCTTTCAAAGACGGCTTTCCATTCGCTCTCAAAAACCCAGTCTCGATGCGAATATTGGCCGGCCCATTTTTTAAATGTAGCTTCATCAATGTCTTTGCGGGCCGTCTGCACGTTTTCTGGTGGGGTTGGGGTTGAGTTCATAATTTTAATTTTCCAGCGGAATATCCGACGAGAATCAAAGCGATGGCCAGTTTTTCGTTGCCCGAAATCAGCAATGCCGATTTTCATGTGGTCAATCTGTTGTTTGGTTATCATTTTGGCTCCTTTGGTTTATAAAAGTCTGGACGCGTTCCAACTATGATTGGGGGTAATTGTTGCCCATTGACCGTAAACTGGTCTGCTGTGGCGTCAATTATCCTGCCATCTGATAATTCAACCCACCAATGATGCACCGGGGAGCCATTAACAAATCCCTCCACGCACCGGCATTCAACTCCGAGTGCATTTAAATAGCCCTCGATGGGCATCGAAACCATGTAGCAATAGTTTTCAGAGCCATCGCCGCCAAACACACCGACGATTTCATCCCTGAAACCTTTCGCTATTCGCTTTAATCGACCACTTTTCATATCGTTGAAAAATCGGGGGTTAAATGGTTTTCGTGACCGCAGCAGCGAATTGTCCAGCGTCCATTTGAAATGCCGCGCGGAGCCGCTGACGAACCTTTTTTAAGGCCTGTTGCTGGTATTGGCGTATCCTGGCTTCAGAGCAGCCGCAGAAAGCCGCTATTGTTGGCGCGCCGACTCTCTGCCCGAATCGCACATAATGGCTCAAAATATCCAGCCCGAGGTCGATGCTTTGTTTTTCGTTCCAGTGTGCTTTTGGCAAGGCGTCTGTCTTTTCGATGCTCTTTTTAATCATGGTTTTGGTCTTCATTCTTTCCTCCGTATTGCCGCTAAACGACTTTTATGGCGTTTCATCATCGTATCAGCCAGATGTCGCTCAAAGGCTTTAAGCTCCCGCTCTCCGAACTGTGAAATGTCGTCCACGAGAGCGGCCTCACGACCGGAAAGATCCGGCAAGTCATGGGCATTGTTGGCCAAAAACCGCAGGCGTTCTTCGTCGGAATTGACCGGCGGGGAACTGCATTGTTGCTGCCACGCCAGTAGATTGTTTTCGCAATTCTGACACAGGCCGGATTCGCCCGCTTCGCGCGCGCATTCTTCGTTTTCACATTTCATGCTCTTTCCTCCATTTCGTTCCAACTTCCGCTAATCAATTCTTCGACCGCCCCGCATTCACAGCGGCGGTAACAGCGCGGCATAACGCAATTAACAAACCCGTTCGTGCCTTGCTCTCCGCCCTTTGGTCGATGCTTCTCAATTTTCGTGTTCTGCTCATCGAATTCGAGTTTCCATTTGTGAGCGTGAACCGGCGCGCGCTCGAACTGATAATGGCGGGAATCGACTTTCATTTGTTCCGTAAATTCGCCAATTCGCTGGCGTAATGTTTTCGTTGCTCGTCCGTCAATTCAGGCTTTTGCTCGACTTTTTGCCTGACGACCGGCTTTGGTTTTTCCACGCCGATTCCAAGTGTCCTGGCTTTGTCCAACGAACCGGCCCATTTTTGCAACAACGATTCAACCGTCTGAGGAAAGAACCGCTTACGATCATCAGGCGGCATCCGGCGTCGTAATTCGAAAATCATAGCAAATTCCTCAAGTGCTTTTGGTCGGCGCGCAACTTCAGCCAACAGCGATTCTTCGATGTATTGCCACGGTTCCTCATTCGGACGCCTGTACAATTCCCCTATTTTCCCCTTCAACACAAAAACCGGCTCACTATCTGTGTTTGACTTATTACTTCTTACTTCTGACTTATACGGCGTGACAGGAGCGTGACTGTCTAGCGTACATCGCTGCTTTTGTTTTCGTAACCTGTTGCCGGAGCGGGTAATATATTCCCTGCGCATCCGGCGATTTGTGACCGTGACAATGCCGTTACGCTCTGTGACATTGGCGGCTTTTGTGTGACTGAGGTCTTGTAACGCGGACTCCACATGGACGGCAGAGCAACGACCAAGCTTGGCGAGGCCATCTCGCGTGCCGGTGATAACGCCACTGCGATCCAGAAGGTGCATGTTACAGAGCCAGTCCATCAAAATTCCTCTCGTTGCCGGTTCGCAAGCTGACACCTGAGGGTCTGCAAGCCAAACCTCTACCCACCATTGCATCCAAGGGTATTTCATTATTCATTTCGCCCAATCAATAGGGTGGCCAAGGTTCGGCTGCATCAGCGAGTGTTACGGCATCACTGGCCATCTCGCTTGTCACGCCGTAACACGTGCCGCAATAGGAGCAGCTGAAGTGGCGTCCCTCATTCCAATAGCCAGCCTTGCCGCATTTGCGACAATCCAAAACCAAAATGTCGTCAGCGTCTCGACCATCAATCAACGCCTCTTTCACGCCGGGGTTTTGCCAAATATCACTCATCTCTCAAAATTCAAAGTTGTGGGGTTGTTTGGGGTTTAAAACATCGGGCTATCCATTGGGCGAGTGGATGGGGGATTTTAGCGATTTCGGCAGAGGCTTGTTTGCGCTGTTTGGATTTTGACGAGTACATGCGCGAAACCTGCGACTCGCCGAGGCGAGTCGCATAGCCTTTGCCGCCAGTGGCCTCTTTCAATTCAGCGCAGGTCATGGCTATGTTCATCGCTTTTCCGCCAGCATCACAAAGCCTCTGAACCGGCCTATCCTCCCATCGTCGCGCTGAATTGTTGCCAGCCAGCTTTAATCCCGCCTGTTGACCCGCAATCCGCGTAAAATCCTGTCCGCGCTTCGTTTGGTCGCTCCAATTCATGCCGACTGTTTTGCTGCCTTCACCGCGCTCTTTATTGCTCCAATCGGTTGACCATTTATGTTCACCGTCTTTTGCGCCTTTGTTTCGGTCGCCAGCCTTTACGCCTTCATCTTTCCAAGCATGGTCGCCATTGTAATTGGCTCGCGTCAGGTCCCACGAGCCTTCTGGCGTCTTGCGAACCTTTCCCGGTATCGGCATCAGCGCCGGCACATCGCCCCAAAGGTAAAAGCTTCCAAAGTTCCAGCGGGCTTTGCCTACCCATCGTTGGGCGCCACGGACGTTTTCAACGACCATTGGCACATAATGGCCAGCCGCGGCAGACACTTCGCGCTGGATTCGAAAGCACTCGTTGAATAGCTCGCATAGTCGCTTCTGTTCAGCCTCAGACGCCAGAATCTTGCGCATTTTGTCTTTGGCCTTCGACCAGGGCATCGCCATGTAGCTAAATTCCTGACATGGCGGGGAGGCAACGATGCAGGCAGGGACGCCGTAGGCAGCCACGAGGACGGCTCCGTTTATCGACCGAATGTCTTTTACGATGAGCTTACCGGGATAGCCGCCATTGCCGTAATTATGGGCCTCGATGTCAAAGCCGATGGCGGTATAGCCTTCGGCGATGAAAGCTTCTGACCAGCCCCCGAGGCCTGCGAACATATCAAATACGAGCGGACGCGAATCTCCCATTTGTCCTCCTTTCTCGATTTCGGATGCCGGGTGTTGTTAGAGCCTTCGAGAGAGGCCAGCCATTTTTCACCCTGTCTCTAAAAGTGGCACCAGTTATTCCTATCGATTCGAGCCATTCAGCCTGAACTTTAGTCTCGCCATTGACCGTATATTTGCGGTTTCTGTGTTTCCAGTTGCGTGCCTGATCCTTTGATGTGGCCCACCGACAGTTTGACGGCTCATAATTGCCGTCGCTGTCAATTCTGTCCAAACTGTGCTGTGGCGTTGGCTTATGACCCATGTCGGATAAAAAGTTTTTAAATTCCAGCCAGCGGTCGCACACGGAAATTCCACGGCCCTTATACAGATGCCAATCGTCTCTATCCGGGTTGCTCCAAACGCATCTTGTCATCATTGATAGCCACGACCGATGCTCAGGCGAACGCGTTAATCCGTGTTTGAATAAGTTTTCTCCGCGTTTCACATTTTCCTCCCCCTAATTGGTTTGTTGGTCATTGGGATATTTCTTTGAGGAATTCAGCGAATGAATAAACGACCGCGTAATGGTGGCCGGTCGATTTCAGCGAGTGCATGGCTATTACCTGCTCTTGAGACTGCTTTTTGCCCTTCGCCTTGCATTCGACCGAATAGACGAACGGAGCGCCGAACTTTTGGCCAAAAATTGTGAAGTCAGCAGCGCCGGGATTAATGGTGGACTTTTTGTGCATCTTCGACCTGATGAAGTACCACCGGCGCGTCTGACACTCGGAAATGATTTTTTGATGCAATTCGCTCTCTTGACCGTCGTCAGCCTCCATAGCGAGTCCATCGCTTAATCCACGCGAAACCCGCGCTTTCATCTGTTCGAATTCAAATGACGAGATTGGCATACAATTATTTCATATCCCCTGATATTCCGCTGTTGTGAGGTTGGGCATGTTAATCCGGTGAATCGTTGCCCGATTTGTCGGAAATGTAGCTCAACATATCGCCGAGCTTCGCGCCGCCCGATGGCGGTTGCGCCGGTTCGCCGCTATCAAGCTGAAGCTGTGCTAATTCGGGCCACTTCTGCCGCAAGCCATCGGTTTCGCGTTGGGCCTCGCGCAACTGGCGAGCCAAACCGACGAGGCGGGATCTCGCCTCTGCCATCTGATACAGGTCTTCGATGGATTTGAGCAGCCCGTTCTTATGGTCTTCAACCAAGCCTTCCGCTTGCGCCTGCAACAACTTCGTGGCGGCTCCGGCGTCGTCGCCATCGTCCAGCGTGGCTTTCAGCGTGACCTGTGGCTTGAGGTTAGAATATTGCTCGTGGGGGTGATTAAATGTCCGACCAGCACTGACTATTATTTCTGTAACTTTCATGGTTTGTTATTTCCTTTCTTAAATTATTGAGGCTGAGGGGAAGCGGGACTTGGCGGCACGCTTTGAAATTGGGCGGATGCCAAAACGCTTCAACCGCGATGGTGCTTCTATTGCCCTTTTCCAAAATGGTTTGGCGGTGCTCCAAGCTTCAGTCGCTTTACGAAGACGCCAAAGACACAGACCGCGCTCTGGATGGGCAAAATACCGATATTTGGCGTGTTTTTTCATAGGGTTATACGCCGCACATTCCTTCGCATTCGTTGCCGAACAAATCGGGGCCATTGTCTTTAACAAATTGCACTTGGTCTATCGGCTTGCATGACCGATGCAGGAATATTTGGCCATAAATCCTAGCGCCATTCAGGACGATCTTTTGCTGGCCTTGAACCGCCCGCTCAAATTGAACCGCCCGCTCAAATTGAACCGCCCGCTCAAATTCATCCGGTTCGTTCGTTTTCAAAGCCTGCCAAAAAGCGTTATTGTGGTACGGGCAGAAGACGCAGGCTGATTTTGGCGGCTGCGGAAACCCGTTGCGCTCCATCCATCGCAAGCAATCATGACGGCTCATTCGTTTGTCTATCAGCGGGAAAATGTTTTTAACGAATTTGACGCCCGATGGCTTCATTCTGGCCGCTTCATCCAGTGAAATACCTATCCATTGAATCGCGGCTCTCGCGCAATATTCCTTGAGGATTTCGCGGAGCATTTTGCGAATCGGGTTAAGCTTGTATTCCTTAGTGCATTTGCGCCATAGGATACCTTCGCGGTCCTCGTTGCCGTTCTTGATGTAAAATGGAGGCTGGCCACACCGACCGCCGGGGATGCTCAACGCTTTCAGAAAGTCCGCGCCCAAGTCGCCCTTTGTGACCCGACGCACCGGAAACGGCAATTGCTTTTCCAGCCAATCCAGCCATTTATAAACGCTCTGCGGCTCTGCCTGCGTATCCGCAAAAATCGCCGCCTTTGGCATCGGCGTTATTTCACCTTTAGCGGCCATCAACGCCATAGCTGATGATTGCACACCTGCTCCTAAACTGATTATGTGTATTGGTTCACTCACCCCGCCACCCCCTCTTTCCGTTCCGCAATTTGTTGGTGCATGTGGTCGCCATCCAGTTCGATGTACGCTCGTTTCGCCTGCTCCAGTTGAACCGCGATTAACAATTGCAATGCGGCTGAGTGCATATCTCTCGCGGCGTTGAGGCTTCCATCGTCTTTTTGTTTAACGGAAAGCAGGTTTGAGAAGGCGAGGGAGAGTTCCATTGTATTATGGCTTGCACGGACGAACGCGTGCCAGTGAATAGGCTCCCGAAATGCCTTCCAGCATGATAACAGCAGTGTGACCGCCCATGAGCCATGCTTCGGACGTGGTAGTGGTTTCCTTCAGGCTGCCGTCATCAAGGGTGACTTCGACTTTAGCGCCGACGGCATGGGCATCGTTCCAGAGGTGCACGGATTTTGCTGTTTGTATCGGATTCGGTATTGCGATTCTTCCACTCATTTTGATTCCTTTTGGTTGTTTGGTTTTGATAATTCTTCAGGCATAGATTTCCTCAATTGGTTCGGATTCTTGGGATTCTTGCTGTTGATCGGCCTCCATAGCTAACGATAGCGATTCAAATTCCATGTACGGCTCGGCCTCAATCATCGAAAATTCGTCCGCAGGGTCGTAGCTCGGCCACTCGCCAGTTTTGAGGCATCGGGCGTATCTGGCCAGCGCGTGCTCAAAAGCGAGCTTGCCAATGTCCGTGAAACTTTCAGCCAGCATCCGCTTCCCTGGCTCGAACGGCGGAAAGTTTTCAGAGAGGATGAACGCCCAATTTGTTCTGTCCTCACCGGTGGCAGCTTTGTAAATCTCAAGGTCAAATGCTGCCTGGACGTGATAACCAGCGGTGAAGCACCAGCGCGCAAATTGCCGTTGGCCAGCGTTGCGCGTCGTTTTCAGGTCGCCCAAAAGCTTTCTAAATTCGGAATCAAGGCGCGGCACGAGGTCTATGAGGCATTGGACGGGAATAACCAGCCCCGTGGCCTTATCGTGCCACTCCCCGGCTACATGCACTTGCGTGTCACTGGCGGCAATGAAGGCGGCTATGGTTGCATCCAGCAAAAGTCGCCGCACGGCATCTTGCGCGTTCAGCGCCTCGTCCTTGCTGATGACGTTCACGCCGTCGCGCTGGCCGGCCAACCATTCCTCGCATTTCGTGGCGTTACCGTTCCACGGCAGCTCAACAATCACCGGCTTGCGTTCCTCGTTACACTTCCGGCAAGATTTCGATTCAGACATACTTTTGCAGACGGGGCACTCCATCCGCGTCGTTGCATAAGTGTCAGGTCGCACCGCGTAACGGTCGTTAAACTGGCTCGGCGTCAAAATCAGGCAGTCCACGAGATTTCCCCAATCCTTTGCTTCTGTTTCAGGCGGTTCATATCCGCCAATCCAGCGGGACGGGCAGCCCATGAACGCTTTAATGGACGAGGGTGACATGATGTACTCGTCGTGGCCCCGTGGCGTCTCCTGGCCGTGGTACGCGTCCGAATTGACGTTTTTGGCGACGATGCGGCAATTTTTAAACATGGGATTCAACCTCCCGGCGCAATGCGGCCAATTCAGTTTTGGTTGTCGGCACCTTTTCCAGCGGCCATTGATCTAGCCCCTCGTTCGGCATGATAATGCCTTTGTCGATGGCATACGCCTGGAGCTTCAAATGGATTTCCCTTGCCTGCTCCAAAAACCAATTGCGCGTTGCTTCGGTTGCCGTGCGGCCCGATGCCGATTTTTTGCCGGTCGCCTTATCGTCATCCTCGCCAACGAGGGCAATATTGAAGATCAGCAGCGTCAGATACCGCCGCCCGTAGCTCATGGTTGAACCAAAGGCATGCGTAGCTGTCTTGTTCGGGCTTCCCTTCATGCCTTTATCGTCAATCGGTATGTCGCACTGATACGGCCGGGAATGGCCACCCTGGTGCGAGACAATGGCCGTAATCCGGTAATGTGCCGGAATCGGACAATCACCAGCCCCGAACGAAATGGAAAATCCAGCTTTCGTGTAGATCGGAACAATCGCCTTGTTCAGCGATTCGAGGCGTGCATAGCGGGAATTGGTTGACGGATTCGACGCATCGCGCACGATTCGCAATTCCTGGGCCTGAACGTCCTTCATGGCGGCGTTGAACGATTCCTCGGCCTGGCGTGCCAACAATCGCTCCTGAAGCGCGAACAGCCGCTCAAGCTTTTCAACGTCGATTGTCGCATCTTTCGCGGCCCGCTCGATGACAGTCAAGGCCGATGACGTTGTGGGTTGAAGTGTCATTTCATTCATATATTTTATTTTCTCCGCTTCGAATAAAGGGTCATTGGGCTAAGGGGTTGGTTCGGCGGTTTTGGAATCGTCCAGCCCTGAAATATTCCTTGGCATCAGAACATAAAGCGAACGCTCGCCACGCATGACAGCTGGTGACAATTTGTCGATAAACCCAAATTCAACATCGTCCGAATCAAATGAGTTTAGACCCTTCACCAAATATTCCGGCGTAAATGCAATCGCCAGCGGCTTTCCGTTGAATTTAATGGCCACCGATTCAGAAGCGTTACCAAGTCGAGGGGACGCGGAAGAAATAGCGAGGTTGTTTTTGGAAAATTCGAGCTTCACTGAAGCAAAACTCTCGTCGGCCATTAACGCAACCCGCGTGAGTGTCTCGATAAGCTGAAGCCGTGGCATTTGGACGCTTCCCTTTATTTGAGTCGGGGGAATTTGCTTTGTGTTTGGGTAACTCCCATCGACTATCCTCGATGTCACCCGCATTGAAACGTCGCCAGCCGGAAACTCAAAGATGGCCAGCTTGTCCGAAAATGATAGCGCAACATTGCCGTCGTCTGACAGTTGGCCACGCAGCAGTGCCACGGCTTCGCTTGGCAGGATAAAATCCCCCAAGCAGCCCGCGCACTCAATCCACGCCTGCGCCAGTGTGTGACCGTTGCACGCTTCAAGTGCCAGCTTTTTGCCATCGGCGGAAAAATGCACTCCGCAAAGATTTGGACGCGCCGAAGGGTCACTGAACGCGGAGAAGGCAGTCTTTCGAAACAGCGTCGCCAACTCCTCGCATTTCATCGAAAACGTTTTTGGATTCTCGGCCTTCATTGGCGGCGGGAACTCATCGGGATTCAGCGTAAAAATCTCATACGAGCCTTCGCCCCACTTGATAATGACGCTTTGGGTTTTGCCCGTTTCAATCGAAAGATCCCCTTCTGGCATGGACGAAATAAGGGCAATCAATTTTTGAGCCGGAATCGCAGCCACAAAAGGCCTGTCTGTTTTTGCCTCGAATGTCGCAATGGCTTCGGAATCAAAATCAGTGCCGCGAATCGAAACGGAATCCTTTTCGGCAGCCAGCAGCGCGCAGGATAAAATAGGGAGCGTTCGCTTGCGTGTCGGTGCATTGGCGTGTTTCAGCGCCGATAGCAGTGTTGATTTGGTGGTAGTTAGTTTGCTCATTGGTCGCAAAGTTTTTCCAGTTCTTGAACCTTCTTATCGTCGCTCAGGTGGCCAAGGATGATGTCCTTAAAATCCGAAAGCCTGAGTTCAAGCTTGTCGTTTGTTTTTTCGATTGCCTTGAGTTCGTCTTGAAGGTTTTCGATTAGCGTCTCCCGGTTGTCGTTGACCATGCGCATCTCGCAATACATGGGCGTCCGGTGCGTAAACTCAATCTCGTCGCGTACGCATTCGAAATCCGCTATCGGCGCACTGGGGTCAAATTTCTTCAATTCTTCGATTAGGTCTTTTACGTTCATTGGTTTCCTTTCAGTTGTTTAAAAGTTTCAACCGTAATTTCGTGAAGGTGAACGGTGGGCTCGGCTGCCTTTCGTTTGCTTGCATCTGACAGCGTCCAGCGGTTCTCGCCAGAACCGGCCACATTTTTGGACTTTTCGAGCCCACCTAAATTGACCGCCGCCCCATTAGGCACTTGCGCTAAGGCATCTTCAGAGGCCATACGAGCGTGTTTACCGGATTCATCATCGCGGCAGTCAGAAGCACAGTCCTCCGTATCTCTGCGCAATATTCCAGCCAAAAAGACGCAGAATCCCGCGAAGGAGCAAAGGCAGAATGTTATGGCGTGGGGCATATCAGGATTCGGTTATCTCGTGCTCGAAGCAGGAAATTATGCGCCACCCCGCATGATTCACTCGGTACGCCTCGCGCTCTTTTTCTGCGCAATCCGAACAGATGGACGAATGTAATGCGGTGCTGTCACCCCTGTCGAAAATCACGACATACACCTTGCGCTTTGTGGGGATGTTTACGAGGTCGCAAGCATGAGAATCGGCGAGGTTCCAGAATTTGCCGTCTGAGCAGTAGGTGATTGTCCCCTCGTCTCCGTTCGCTTGTTTTATCAATGCGATAATCGGTTGATTGGATCCTCCATATGAACCTTTCCTATCCGTGCAAATAATCCTCGCAGGCCTGCCATCACGGGTTTGAACTGGTTTCGTCGCATCAAATGGTTTCATAAATCCTTTAATCCTTTTGGCGGTGGGTTTGAAGGGCGGAAAGGGCGGCGGTTAATCGGGAAGGTTTTCCGCAGTCGCATTCATGAAAGCCGTCGCTCATCACCCACTTGCAAAGCGGTTCGTGGGCTTCATCGCCTATCGGTTCATCGGCCTGGTCAATCAGAGCTTTCGCCGCAACCGCAACGTTATTGAGAAGGTCGAAGTCGTTGACGGCTTGGACGATTAGGGCGGCATTTTCTGCGGCTAATTGGCCAGTCGTACAGGCGACGGTCGAATCTCCGTATATTTCATGGGTTGAATATGCGCCGCTGGATAGCTTGTGATAGCTCCACGGCCTAGGCGTCCCACCCTTCAGCGCATTGTTTGGTTTATCATTCATAAAATTAATTTGTTCGGCGCGTTAACAGGAATGCGAATCGGCGTACTGTCCGGTTCGATGATTCGAGGGTCGCCGTAGAGAGAGATGTAAATGTCCTGCGCTTCTCCGATGCTAATTAGGCGGAATTCCTTCCGACGTGAAAAGATGTCCCCCACGAGCGACGATTGATGAATCACCAGCTCCCCAACGTAAGGAGTTCCGCTCGGCCAAATCCAAAAAATACCAAAACCACCAACGGTCGGCGCGAGGTTTGTCGTCTCTTTTATAAAGGCGCACAACAGGCATTCCGTGTTGCTCAAGTATTGAAATTCCCGCTCCCTCGGCTGGCTGAATAACCAGTGCTCAAAGACTTCTTTTTGAATTTGCATAGATTTTTTATTGGTTTATTGAATGGAAATTCAGGTGGTTAATTCGCGGATTTTGAGGGCGACCCTGGACTTGAGCGGCGTGCGCTGTTCCTGCGTCAAATTCATGCGGTCTAACAGCTCATCGAAATAATTCAGGAGATGCTCGTCTTTCAGGTCGTCAATGAGGCGCTCGTAATCAGTGGCGACGGATGCCATGACATTCGGATTAAGTGTCGCTGTCTCAGCAAACTCCATAGCGGAATCGATGGAGGAAAGTTGTGATTGGGTGAGCATGGGTTAGATTTCAAAAGGCTGTAATTTCTTGCCACAGCGGTCGTAGCCAGCGCGGTCGTAGCCAGCGCGGTCGTAGCCATAGCGGTCGCAGCCAGCGCGGTCGTAGCCAGCGCGGTCGTAGCCAGCGCGGTCGTAGCCATAGCGGTCGCAGCCAGCGCGGTCGTAGC